GATATTAGGGACTACGCCAAGTCGATAGGGTGGACTGACCAAGAGTTAGCTAATGTCTATGATTCTCGTGCTGTATTGAGTCTGTATCACGGTATGCGTTACGCTGCTTTGCAAAAGGGCAAGCCGGAAGTATCTAAGAAGGTACAAGAAGCACCCCGAATGATGAAAAGCGGAGTATCTCAGCCGAGAGACAATCAAGAACAGCACAAAAAAGCAGTGGCGCAATTGCGTAAGACCGGAAAAGTCCGAGACGCCGCAAATGCGTTTGAACGGTTCGTTTAATTTAAGGATTCAATCATGGCAACCTACCAAACCTATACCTCTATCGGTCAACGGGAAGATCTTTCCGATGTTATCTATTCCATCTCTCCCACCGACACGCCATTTATGTCGTCCATCGGTAAAGCCAAAGCAACCGCTACCAATCACGAATGGCAAACCGATGCTCTCGCATCTGCCGTTTTGACCAACTACGCAGTTGAAGGCGATACCGCTTCTGATGCCACCATTGGCGTGACCACTCGCGTTGGCAACAAAACGCAGATCAGCCAAAAGACCGTGAAAATCTCCGGCACTTTGGAAGCTGTGGACAAAGCTGGTCGTAAGTCTGAGAAGGCTTACCAATTGGCTAAAGCCTCTGCTGAGATCAAGCGCGACATGGAAACCACTCTGTTGTCAAACCAAATCAGCACGAACGGTTCTTCTAGTTCTGCTCGTAAGTTGGGTGGTTTGCAAACATGGCTGGCGACCAATGGTGACTTCGGTACTTCCGGTGTTGCTGGCGCAAGCGGCACGACTGCTCGTACCAACGGCACTAACCGCACCTTTGATGAGGCCACTCTGAAAACTGTGGTCAAAGAGGTTTATGCGTCCGGTGGCAATCCCAAAGTGTTGATGGTCAACCCTGCTCACAAGCAGTTGGTCTCTGCCTTTGCTGGTATTGCTGCACAGCGTTATATGGCCCCCGGCGATCAGCCCACCACCATCATTTCGGCGGCAGACCTGTACATGAGCGACTTCGGCACAATTTCGATTGTTCCCAACCGTTTCATGACCTCCACCAATAGCTGTGACGAAACCGCTTTTGTGTTGGATGTGGACATGGCTGCTGTGGCTTATCTGCGCCCCTTCCAAACCAATGAGTTGGCTAAGACGGGTGATGCTGAAGTGACTCAATTGCTGGTGGAATACACCCTGCAAGTGAACAACGAAGCTGCACACGGCATCATTGCTGACTTGACTCCCTAAGAGTGAATGCCCCCATGTTTAACCGCATGGGGGTTTTTCTATGACCGAGTTTCGTAAATCTGTTGCTCACGCCGATGGCGATGGCGGCATCGTTATTGAGACACGCCAAGATGTAACAGCGAACATTGAGCAAAATCTTAAGGAATTCAATTCCTATGACGAACGAGCAAAATGGTCGAATGATATGTTTGGCAACAAGATCGCCTCTATACCGTTGACGGTGATTGATGATCTAAACGCGAAAGGCATCATGCGGGGGTTTGCAATCGTTGACCAAAAGCGCATGAAAGAATGGCTTAACAGTCCGGACAATCGATTTTTTAGAACACGACCGGGGCGCGTATGAGCATTGCTACATTCTCTGAACTCAGCACAGCGGTTGCCAACTATTTGGCCCGTAGTGACTTGACAGATCAGATTCCCGACTTCATCCGGTTTGCAGAACTGAGACTTCGCAGAGAATTGCGGATTCGGCAAATGCTCAAATCTGTGACCACTACGACTACGAGTGGTGACGGTACGGTAGAGATACCCTCTGACTTTCTTGAGGCACGAGACTTCTATGTAACGGGGAACCCTCCCCAACCGCTTAGTTTCTTGTCTCCATCGGTGTTTATCAGAAACACTGATTCTCATGTTCGCGGTAAACCGTTGAACTACACAATTTTGGCGACTGAGTTTCAGTTAGCCCCAATGCCGGACAATGTGTACACGCTTCAACTGCTGTACTACTCTGCTCCGACATTCCTATCAAGCACGAACACAAGCAATGCGTTTATGGCTAATGCGCCGGATGCTTTGCTGTACGCTGCACTCTTAGAGGCAGAACCGTACATCATGAACGATGCAAGAATTCAAACATGGGCGACCATGTATCAAAGGGCAATCGACACTTTGACTCGTTCTGATGAAACGGCTCAATACTCGGGTGTTCCACTCGCAATGACTTTATCAAAGAGGTAAAAAATGGCTGCAATGTCCAACTATCTTGAAAATGCTCTAATCAATGAAGTCTTACGAGCCACCGCATACACAGCACCTGCTACTGTTTATGTTGCTTTGTTTACGAGCGACCCTACTGATGCTGGCAGTGGTACTGAGTGCAGTGGTACGAGTTATGCTCGTCAGTCTGCTACTTTTGCTGCTCCCTCTAATGGTGCTTCTAGCACTAGTGCAGATATCAATTTCCCGCAAGCTGGTGGCTCATGGGGAACCATCACCCACTTTGGGATTTTTGATGCTTCTACTGCTGGCAATCTGCTGGTACATGGTGCTTTGACCACTTCTAAGACAATCGACACGGGCGATGTGTTCAAGATCGCTAGTGGTTCTCTGACTGTCACCTTTGCGTAATGGCAGATGTTTGTGGCCCATACACGCTTGAACAGCTAGACCTATTCGGGAGCATTGATAGTCTAGCTTTCTCGCTTGATTCAACCGTTTGGACAGATGCAACAGTCTGCATCTTAGAAGCGGCGGCATCCGTATCGGGTGCAGGGTCAGTTAACGCCACACCAACTGCAATATGGTCTAGTGGTTCATCTGTTAGCGGTTCAGCACAAACGCAGATAACTTACATTCGTGTAAGGAACTCTAGCGCATCGGTAAACAGTACCGCTACATCCTCATCCGGCTCACAAGTTACCTTTGTTTCGAGTGCTTCGATTACGGGGCTTGCAACGGTCTCGGGAAGTGGGATAAGGGTAAGGTTAGGCTCGGGGTCAATCAGTGGCATAGCTACCGTTTTGGCGGCTGGAAACGGCATATTCGCAAGCGGCGCATCGGTCTCCGGCTCGGCATCCATCATTGGTGACGGGTATCGGGTAAGGGATGGCGCGGCTAGTTTGTCCGGTGCGGGTACGGTCTCGGCTGCGGCAATCAGAATCAGAACCTCTAGCGGGTCAATTAACGGGACTTCTAGTGTCTCGGCTCTCGGTGGATTGGTATCAAGTGCTGCGGGGATACTTGAAGGAATAGCGACTGTTTCGGCTACGGCTACAGCGACATGGCAAGCACAAATGTCGATCAGTGGGACGGTAACGATTTCTTGTGTGGCAATCCGATTGGGTGACAATTGGACGAATGTTGCGGCAGACACGAACACATGGACAGATGTTAGTGTTGGTGGGAATACATGGACAACGGTAACGGCTGATTCGAGTACATGGACAGATGTGGGAACATCGGGAAATACATGGACAGACACGGCAACGGGTTCAAATGATTGGTTAAGGAACGGATGATGCCTACTCAAAGAATCGCATTAGGTGAATGGCTACCCGATCAGCCGGGGCTGACGGGGGCATTGACTGTGGCAAAGAACTGTTATCCGGTGACTGCGGGATATGGTGCATTTCCGGCAGAGGCTAATTTCTCGGCTGCGGCTGCGGAGGATTTGACCTCATTGGTATACGCCAAAGACGAAAACGGCACGACTAAACTCTTTGCTGCTGGCCTACACAAGATCTACTCTGTGGACTCTGTGGGTGCTTTGACGGGTGTTTTTAGCTTCACGGGCACTTACTCGCAAAGCGGCACGACCACTCTGACGGTTACTTCTATTGCTCACAAGTTAAAAACGGGCGACTCGTACTACCTAAACTTCACAAGCGGCACAGCAACAGACGGTCAATACACGGTGACTAAACTCACTGCGGACACTTTCACGATTACGACCACATCCGCAACCACATCGGGGAATGTGACCATTTCACGGGTGGCTGACGGGTACGACACACAAGAGGGCCAACGGTTTAGGTTTACTCTGTTTGGAAATCAGATCATCGGGACTAACTTTACTGAGAGGCTACAAGTCTATTCAGCGGATGGAAGTTCATCGTTCAAGAATCTGTCAGACAGTGCGCCAATTGCTAAGTTCATCACTGTTGTTCGGGATTTTGTCGTTTGTGCCCATTTGGATGAGAGTGGCACGACTCGCCCATATCGAGTGCGGTGGTCAGCAATCAACGATGAAACCGATTGGGTGGAGAATGTAAACACTCAATCTGATTATCAAGACATTCCCGATGGTGGACACATTACGGGCATTCGCGGTGGTGAGTTTGGGATTATTCTGATGGAGAAGTCAATCTCTCGGATGAGTTACGCCGGAACACCGTTCATCTTCCAATTTGACAATATCTCTCGCGGGAAGGGATGTATTGCTGCGGGGTCGGTGTGTCAGTATCAAGGGCTAACCTTCTTCTTGTCTGATGATGGGTTTTATGTATGTGACGGACAGAAAGTAACTCCCATCGGTGCGGAGAAGGTTGATCGCTTCTTCTTCAATGACGCGAATTTGGACTTCACCACAATGTCAGCAGCGGCAGACCCCATCCGCAAACTGATTATGTGGAACTACCTATCGACAGACGGGACGAGAAAGCTGATTGTGTACAACTTCACGATTGGCAAATGGTCTTATATGGAGACCACTGCGGACTACATTTCAGACGCTTCGACTGCCTCAGTGACGCTTGAGCAATTGGATTCTGTGAGTGCCTCTATTGATTCATTGGCGGTGAG